CACAAAGCTGTTGATAGAGAAATCTATCTTTTAGGAGTGGGTGAGATTAAAGGATTACAACGTGTAATTAGACTACTGGAGGATTTACCGGATGAGTGACAATTTAAAAATGCCTGAACCAAGAGGCTACAAAATTCTTATAGCTATACCAAAGCTAGACGATAAATTTGAGAACACAAAGATTATACGAGCTGACTCGCATAAAAAAGCAGAAGAGACAGCTTCTATAATCGGGTTAGTTACAAAAATTGGAGATCTAGCCTATAAGGATGAAGAAAAGTTTTTGACTGGACCATGGTGCAAGGAAGGCGATTTCATAATAATGAGAGCCTACACCGGAACTAGATTTTTGGTACAGACAGAAGAGGGTGAGCAGGAATTTAGATTAATTAACGATGATGCTGTAGAAGGTGTTGTCGCTGACCCACGAGGAATAACTCGTGCTTAAAGGAGAAAAAATGTCAGAGCAAGAAAAAAACTACGAAATAGAAGAAGAAGTATCCGAAAATGAGGTAGAGATAGTAGATGATACTCCAGATGAGGATAAAGGGAAAAAACATTTAGGAGATGTAGATATACCAGAAGATGAAATTTCTACATACAGTGGAAATGTTCAAAAAAGGATTAATCAATTAAAACGTGCTTATCACGATGAAAGAAGAGATAAAGAGCGTTTTATGAGAGAACAACAGGAGGCTATGAATTATGCACAAAAAGTTGCAGAACAAAACAAAGCCTTGCAAGATAAATTGTCTAAAGGAGAAACCGTCCTTCTTGAGAGTCACAAAAATAGAGTCGGGGCTGAACTTGCACAAGCGGAAAAAGAATACAAAGATGCTTACGAAGCGGGAGAGCCGGACAAAATGGTGGAAGCTCAGAAGAAGTTAGCTAGGTTTACAGTAGAACAAAGAGAGGTAGAAACTTATGAACCTGTTCACCAAAAACCTTTACAAGAACCTCAAAATAGTGTACAACAACAAGTAGTACCTGACGAACGCACCCGTCAGTGGGTTACTGAAAATCGTTGGTTTGAAACCGACGCAGTTATGAGAGGTGCCGCCTTCGGAATTCACGATGAATTAGTCAAGCGTGGGGTTCCTTCTGGTTCAGAAGAATACTACAGCCAGATAGATGCCCGTATGCGTGAGGAATTTCCAAACAAATTCGGGAAAAAACCCGCCAACGTAGTTGCTCCAGCATCAAGAACGTCTGGTTCTAATAAAGTTAGATTAACTAAAACTCAGGTATCCATTGCCAAACGTCTTGGAGTACCTATTGAAAAATACGCAGAACAAATTATGAAGGAGCAAGCTAATGGCTAATAGGAATAATCGTGAATCAGAAACTCGTGAAATGAGCCAAACAAAATACAATATAAAAGATTTCAGTGATGACGTACTGCCTAACCCAACACCTAACGGTGATGACGAATTCTTATATGTAAGAACCTCTGTTATGGGGCAAGATGATGTAAGAAACGTCATGAAGAAAAGGTCACAAGGATATATACCTTGCAAAAAAGAAGATCATCCAGAAATCCCTTCATGGGGAAACACTGGAAATGAAGTTGAAATTGGTGGATTAATGCTTCACAAAGCACCTAAAGCTCTGCTACAAGCTAAAAAAGAATACATAGCTAAGAAAACATCAGACCAGCAGGCCGCCGTGGACGCTAATCTATATAGACAAAATGACCCTCGTATGCCAATGTTTAGTGAGAAGAAATCAACCACTACCAAAGGCAGTAGAGGATAAATAACGGAGAAAAAGAATGGCTTATCCTACAGTTGATGCCCCTTACGGGCTAAAGCCGATTAACCTCATCGGAGGCGTTCCGTTTGCGGGTTCTACCCGTATGTTACCAATTCAATATGACTACAGAACAGATATCTTTTACGGTGATTTTGTTAAATTGGTTCGTGGTAATGTTGAACATCAGGCGGTAACAAACGACGCTGACGATTCAGGTATGGTCGGTATATTTTTGGGTTGCACTTACACAGACCCAACGACAAAACAAAAACAATTTTCACAATATTATCCATCTGGAACAAAAGCTGGCGACATGATGGCTTATGTTTCTGATGACCCCGATGTTGTGTACAAAGCTGTGGTTTGTTCTACTGGAACAACCGTGGCTTCAGGGAACCATGCGTTGGTAGGGCAGAATCAAAGAATGCTCAACAACACAGGTAGTACAACAACTGGAAACAGTGCAAACGCTGTTCATATTGGAAATACATTAACAACAGCGGCATTTCCAGTAAGAATTATGGGAGTTGTTGACGAGACAAAGAAGACTACATCCGTAACAGGAAGCTCTTCCTCTACAACAATTACTTGTAGCGCACTACCAAATGCTATTCCTCACGGAACCGATGTAGCATATTTAGACTCAGCAGGGCAGATTATTCAAACTGCTTCTTTTGTGTCAGTTGCGGCGGCGGCAGGAGCCACCTCAGTAACAATAAATTCAGCTATCGCTGTTCCGGGAAGTGTTACAGCAATTCCGGCAGATTCAACAATTCTATTCAGAGAGTATCCTGAAGTATTGGTTAAGTTGAATTTTGAGATTCATTCATATCAAGACGCAACAGCGGTATAAGGAGATTTTTAAATGGCTATTTCAAGAGCACAATTACTTAAAGAACTCCTTCCGGGACTTAACGCTCTATATGGGCTTGAGTACGCAAAATACGGCGAAGAGCACAAAGAAATTTTTGAAACAGAAACTTCCGAGCGTTCTTTCGAGGAGGAGACGAAACTATCCGGGTTTTCTGCGGCACCTGTTAAAAACGAAGGCGAAGCCATCGCATTTGACAATGCTCAGGAAGCATACACTTCACGCTATAACCATGAGACAGTTGCTCTCGGTTTTTCGATTACAGAAGAAGCTATGGAGGACAACCTCTATGATTCTCTCTCAGCTCGTTACACCAAGGCTTTGGCTCGTGCTATGGCATATACCAAGCAAGTTAAAGCGGCTAATGTCCTTAACCAAGGATTTGACAGCGCATTTCCGGGAGGTGATGGTGTAGCATTATTTTCTACAGCTCACCCATTGGTATCAGGTGGTTCAAACTCAAACAGACCAGCAACTGCCACTGATTTGAATGAAACCTCTTTAGAGGCTCATGTTATTCAAATATCTAAGTGGACAGATGAAAGAGGACTGTTGATAGCGGCTAAACCTCGTAAGTTGATTATCCCACCAGATCTAATGTTCGTGGCTACTCGTTTGTTACAAACAGACTTGAGAGTTGGAACTGCTGACAACGATATCAACGCTCTTAGAACGACAGGAGCTATTCCAGAAGGTTATGCAGTTAACCACTATTTAACTGACGGAGACGCTTACTTCCTAACAACGGATGTTCCAAATGGACTTAAGCATTTCGTTCGTACGCCTATGGCTACTTCCATGGAGGGAGATTTTGACACAGGCAATGTTCGTTATAAGGCTCGTGAAAGATATTCTTTTGGGTTCTCTGATCCATTGGGAATGTTTGGTTCACCCGGAGCTTAAACTTGATGAGGGGGGCTTTGCCCCCTTCGTTTTTTAGGAGAAGACATGGATTTATATTTTAAATTTTTAACTGCTTGTAAAGACCAGTTTATACAAAACACAAATCAAGTTATTGATACTAACTGTAGTGTTGCAAAAGCAATGGTCGAGCAATCACAAGCTCCTTTTAATTGGATTCAAGAAGCAATTAAAAAATAACTAGGGTTAATTAGTTGCACCAACAGACCTAGCTGACGTATTAGAGATGGTGTGACGATGTGCTAATACACGGAGAAAAAAAATGGCAAGTACGACATTTTCAGGTCCAGTTAAATCTGGAAGCATCAAAGAAACTACAGGAACAACCGTTGGAACCGATGTCAATAATGTTGGTTTTGTGTTAATGGCTCAGTCAGCCGTAATTGATATAACCGGTACAACTGCTACAACTACAGTTGGCGTTATCCCAGCAAATTCAAAAATCACAGAAGTAATGTTAAATATTGTAGAGCCTTCCAACTCTCCTTCAGCGGCTACGGTCTCAGTAGGGTTTTCAGGAGCTACAACAGCTTTGTTAAACGGAACAAACGCTAAAGCATCTGCTTTAACATACAGCACAGGTATGGCTACTGCTTCCATTAATATAGGAACTGTTGACCGTACAGTAATCGCTACATTCAATCCCATAGCTACAGCAACTGGAACAGAAGGTATTGCTGATGTGACTGTTAAGTATTTACAAGATGTAAATCTAGATGTAACTGACTCATAAGGAGTAGGTCATGGGCGATGTTAAATCAGCTTTTAATAGCGACAGCGTTGCAAGTGCGGCTAAAACTCAATTAGTCCCTCTAGGTGAAAGAGCTAGATTAAGGTCTATTTCACTAGGAGGAGGCACCGGAACTATAGCTTTAGTAAACGGTAGCGGAGACGGAACTGATGTAGTTTTTACAATAAACAGAGAGGCATATAGACAAAACCCTTTTGTTATGCCTATACCGGGAAACGGCATATTGTTTGATAATGGAATAGCATTTAAAGCTCTTAGTGCTGACTCCGCATTTGTAGCAGGGACAATAAATATTACTTACGAGGGTTAATATGACCTCAATTGTAAAACCCACTCTAGTCACTGATAATTCATCAGAGACAATTACCATTCCTCCGTCCGAAGGACACGCAGGAATCTATTACGAATTGAGAACCAATCAAAGAGTCAGAATGAGTGGATTTTATTTTGAAATACAACCCTCTAGAGTTTTAAATATAGATTTTGAAATTAGAAAATATATTTCAACAAGCACCGCTATTGCTAATGACGGAGAACTTTTGTATTCAATTAGGTTTGGAGGAGATAATAATGCTACTGAGCCTAGAATAGAAGATACAGAAAACCCAATACTAATAGACTTTAATGGAGAAATACTTAGTGACAGTGGATTTACTTTACAATTCTTTAGAAGAGACACTACTGCGGCCTCTAGGGCTAGAGTAGAAGTTGACACTCTTCATTGTATTTTGAGTTGACAAATGGCTAAAGTTAATAAAAAAGCAATGCCGTGCAATAAACCGAGGAGAACTCCTTCTCATCCTAAAAAATCACACATTGTAAAATCGTGTTTTAATGGGAAAGAGAAGATTATTCGTTTCGGTCAACAAGGAAAGAAAGTCGGAACTGTATCAGGAACGGCAGGAAAACCCAAAGCAGGAGAGTCAGCAAGAATGAAATCCAAGCGTAAAAGTTTCAAAGCAAGGCACGGTAAAAACATAGCCAAAGGAAAGTCCTCGGCGGCTTACTGGGCAGATAAGGTGAAATGGTAATGGAAAAAGAAGAAATAAATCAAATTTTCAACAAAAAACCAAGAAAACGTAGAGGAAGAAAACCTGTGGAGATTGAAAGCAAAGTTGCTGTTCAGGCAAATGAAATCAAACATATACAAGATGACATGGATGAAATGAAATCAGACATAGAAGAAATCAAAAAATCTTTAGCTGATATCCATAAAGTGTTATCAGAAGCCAAAGGAGGATGGAAAACTTTAATGTGGGCGGCAGGAGCAGGTAGTGCTGTAACTGCTTTTATTATTATGATTCAACAAATATTTTGGGGAAAATAAAATGAGATCTAGTAGCTATGCGGCTTTTTCAGGATTCAAAGATAAAAGCACAAGGAAAGCAACCGATACGGATGACTTATCGTTTGCAAAAGCGTTTAAACAATTTAAAGATGAAGGTCGAAAAACTTTTACATGGCGGGGTAAAAAATATTCTACAAAGACAAAAGCAGAAGAAGCTAAAAGAAAACCAGTCATGGGTAGTGCAAAAAACATAGACCCTAAAGCCTTAAAAGGTTCTGGCAGACCTAGAAAACCTGTATTGGGTAGTTCTAAAAATATAGCTAAATCAGCTTTAAAACCTGTAGAAAAAAAGCCTGAAAAGAAAGCAAGAGATTTAAAAACAGTTGTAAGACCTCTACCAAAAATGGGTAGCACAAAAAATGTAAGAGGCACCAAGGGCACAGGTGGAACTAAAGAAGTAGGAAAAATCCTTACTCCGAGGTCAGGTAGAATTGGTGAAACAGGTAAAAATATTAGAGACACCAAAGGAAAAGGAGGAACTAAGGACTTCAGAACAACTGGTCAAATGCTAAAAGATTTAGACTTTAAAGATGCTTTTAAGGATGCTATGAAAAGAGGAAAGCTTAGATTTTCTCAAGGCGGAGCAGTAGGTAATGGAAAGAAAAAAGCAGACGGAATAGCAATTAAAGGCAAGACTAAGTGTAAAATGAGATAAAGGAGATTTAGGGTGGCTCATTTAATTAGTAACATACCATTTTTTAAATGTTGGGTTAGAAAAGAATTTACAAACGGACATCAGGATTATCATGGAGAATATATACATGGACTTGCCATTGCGGTCACAACAATGCCAGACCGATGCCTCAGCTTTCAAATTGTCTTTACGGGCTGTGAGGCGGATGATGGAAGCCAAGAAAACATCCACGGAGGAGCAATGTGGGCCAGAATGCCCATCACCGGCCTCGTCGGAGACATTGAACTCGAAGAATGGCCTGACAGAATGCCAACTCACTTGGCACAACCTTGGGATTGCCCCTCGCACAATCACTCAATTGTATCGTTTAACCGCTGTAAACCATCTCCTTGGTTATGCAAAATTGACGGAGAATTTTATACTTCCAGATACTTGTTCACAGTGGACTACACCGAAAGTGAAGTCGCTGACGATCCGGCCCAGCACAAGCAGTCTCACGTTATGGTGCTGACGGATGGACAATGGAAGGGTAACATTGTAGCGTTACCAAATAACAGGGTAAGAGTTACCAGCCCTGCCTACTGGCAAACAGGTGAAGGCGCACCAGATTTTCGCCCAAGTCAATGGATTCATTGTGCAGAGCAAGATGACAGCTATATGGACCCAGAAGTTACATTTAACAACTTATATTCGGAGAACGAAAAATGATGAAGAAAGGCTATGCCGGAGGCGGCATGATGAAAAAAATGATGAAAGCTGGCGGTTCTGTTATGAAGAAAATGATGGCAGGTGGAATGGCTAAAAAAGGCTACAAGTCAGGCGGCAAATTACAAATGGTAGAAAAGGACGGCAAGATGGTTCCTTTCTATGCGGCTGATGGCAAAGGTAAGATGAAAGCAGGAGGCCCTGTAATAGGAGAACGAGGAAAAACCAAACCCACAGGAAAGCCAGCGAAGAAAAAAATGATGAAGGCTGGAGGTATGGCTAAAAAGGGATACGCCAGTGGGGGTATGATGAAAAAAGGTTATGCCAGCGGAGGAAGAGTATCTGCTAGAGCTGACGGCGTAGCTAGAAAAGGCAAAACAAAGGGCAGAATGGTTTAAACATGAGTGCGGAAGCAATCAACCAACTTTATATTGACGTATATGGAAGACCAGCTTCGCAAGAAGAAATATCTTATCATGCCAATCGTTTTGGCTCTGAGTTAGATGAAATAGAAAGTCAATCTTTACAGAGGGAGATGACCTCTGTTCCCGGATATACTCCACCAGAAAAAACGGCGGAAGCGGGCGTTGGCGGGACTCCACCCTCCCAACCTCCAGAAGCGCCCGCTGAAGCCCCTCAGTTAGGTATTTACATGAGGGAAGCTTTACCATTTACAAGGCCTAGAATATCTGGATTAGATTATTACAGAAATACGTTTTTAAATCCTTATAATTTTAGAGAAGCGATAGCTAGACAAAACATAGCCAATAGGCCTAGATATTCAGATTACAATTTTAATCCTTATTCTCAGAACTATATGAACGAATATCAAAGAAACCGAATGAATAGCTACAAAGCTCCTGTTATGGTAACTCCTACCGAGGAAGATAGAAAAAAATATTTCTCTAAAGATAAACCTCAGTTATTTTCATCAGGTGAGCAATTTTTTAAAAACACCCAACCTTTTAGTCCATATTCACAACAACAACCCTCACCAATTGGAGGTGGCAAGGGAGGTAGGCCAAGTGGTACAATGGAAATGAGACCCGCACCAGCGAGGATGGGTGGTAAAATGTAAAGGAGAGTTAAATGGAGGTAGCAGGCTACATAAGACAGCAAATAGAGTATTCGGAAAGACTTTTTAATGCGATGAAAGAAGATGCCAGTAAGAGGCAAGATGACTTAATTAAGCATTATGAAGTCAGCGGAGAGTTAGTCAAAAGTTTTATGACTAAACTAAATGAAAGAGATGAAGAAATTAAAAAGCTAAGAGAAGAGTTAAGAGTAGAAAGGGAGAGAAATGGCTACAAAAAAGAAAACGACTAAAAAGAAATCAGGTTCTACTCCTACAAACCCTGCTTTATATGCTCGTGTAAAGGCTGAAGCAAAACGTAAATTTGATGTCTATCCTTCTGCGTATGCAAATGGATGGTTAGTCAAAACATATAAGGCACGAGGTGGAGGATATAGATAATGTCTCTTAAGGAATGGTTTGGTAAAGGCAAAAAAGGTGACTGGGTTGATATAGGTGCACCTAAAAAAAAAGGAAAATACCAAGCCTGTGGACGCAAATCAGCGAAGACCAGCAAACGTGGTTATCCAAAATGCGTCCCAAGAGCAAAAGCAAAAACAATGACAGCTTCACAAATAAAATCAGCGGTTCAGAGAAAAAGAGCGGCTGGGAATCCGGGAGGTAAGCCAACAAATGTTAAAACCATCCTCAAAGCCAAGAATACCAAGAAAAAAAGGACAACCCGCAAGGTCTAAGAAACATTCTGATTTATATACGGATGAAAACCCAAAGGGCACAATAAAAGGATTAAAGTTTGCGACAAAGGAAGATGCAGTAAAAAGTATAAGTAAGATTAGAAATAGCGGTAGATCCAAGGCTCATAAAATACAAGCCGCTATAGCAATGGAACAAAGAGCCAGAGTCATGGGTAAAAGAGATGCCGCTGGTGTGTACAGAAAATATATAAATAGCGTTAAACAAAAATGACTACAACAGGAACAACAAGTTTTACACCAAATGTTAATGAAATCATAGAAGAAGCCTTTGAAAGATGTGGGGTAGAAGCTAGAACTGGTTACCATTTTAGAACCGCTAGGAGGTCACTTAACTTATTAACAATCGAGTGGTCTAATCGTGGTGTAAATTTATGGACGATAGAAGAAGGTTCGGTGGCACTAACTCCGGGGACTATAACTTATGATTTACCGGCAGATACCATAGATTTATTGGAGCATGTTATCAGAACAGGAACAGGCTCTACCCAACAAGATTTAAGCATAACAAGGATAAGTGTTTCAACTTACGCCACCATACCTAATAAAAATTCTACAGGCAGACCTATACAGGTTTATATAGATAGAAGGTCAGGAGCAACAACATCATCTGGTTCAGTTCCTCCTCAAATTAATCTTTATCCAGCGCCAGATACATCTGAAACTTATACTTTTGTTTACTGGAGATTAAAAAGAATTGATGACGCAGGTAACGGAGTAAACACACAAGCGATACCATTTAGATTTTATAATTGTTTAATTGCTGGATTAGCATACTATTTATCTGTTAAAATACCGGGAGCAGAAGGAAGAATTGGTCCTTTAAAGCAGGATTATGAGGAGCAATGGAATCTTGCCTCAGAAGAGGACAGAGAAAAAGCGTCTATTAGGGTCGTACCTACTAGTTCGTTCTCTGCAAGGTAATGGGTAGGGCTTATGCTTCTGGCAAACACGCTATTGCAGAATGTGATAGGTGCGGATTTCGATTTAAATTAAAGCAGTTAAAGCAGTTAACAATCAAGACAAAAAAGGTAAACATTTTAGTTTGTCCTGAATGTTTTGAGCAAGATCAGCCTCAACTGCAAGTTGGAATGAAGCCTATTGACGACCCACAAGCTTTAAGGAACCCAAGGCCAGATTTAAACGCCAATCCTACATCAAAAGCTAGAAATACTCAGTATGGTTTTAATCCAGTTGGATTAAGAGACCCTTTTGGTCTTGGTTATCCTAATAGTTTAATTGCAGATGCAAATGTAGGTAACGTAACAGTTACCACAGAATAGGAGAATTTATGAAGATTATAAAGCAACCAAAAAGTGTTCCGGTGCCTCAATCTAGTGGTTACCCTAACGATGTTAGAAAAACACAAACATTAAAAACTAGAGGGACAGGAGCCGCTACAAAAGGTTTAAACTACTCTTCCGGAGCTATTGATGTATCTCATTCCTTGAGTTATAGATTTTTACCAAGTTTAAAAAAAGCTGTTTCTAACGGGTCTAAAGGTAAATGAATTACACACAGCTTTTTGAAACTATAAAAGGATATTGTGAAAACGATTTCCCTGATACCTCTTTTTCTGACACAAGTGGAGCAACAGCTACATTTACCAGTAAAGAACAAATTGATACATTTATTCAACAAGCTGAACAAAAAATATTTAATTCTGTACAAATTCTTGATTTAAGAAAAAATGTTACAGGAAATATGACCTCTGGAAATCAATATTTAACAGTTCCATCTGATTGGTTGGCTAATTTTTCTTTAGCTGTAATAGATTCCACAGGTGTTTATTCCTATCTTTTAAATAAAGATGTGAATTTTATTAGAGAATCTTTTCCAGACCCAACAGCTACTGGCAAACCAACTCATTATGCTTTGTTTGATCAGGACTCCTATATTTTAGGACCAACTCCAGATCAAAGTTATACGACAGAATTACATTATTTCTTTTATCCACAGTCTATTGTTACGGCAAATACTTCGTGGTTAGGAGATAATTATGACTCAGTTCTCTTGTACGGATCTTTATTAGAGGCTCAAGTTTTTATGAAAGGTGAGTCGGATGTATTTAATGCGTACAAAGAGAAGTATGGGGAGGCCTTGTCTGGTCTTAAACAATTAAGCGAAGGAAAGAACAGGCAAGATATGTATAGAAACGAACAAGCGAGGTATCCGGTAAGATGATTGGGAATAGTACATCAGTATTATTAGGTGGTGGAGTAAAAGTTATGACTACCTCTGGTAGAGGTTTTAATGCAGAGGAAATTGCGGAAAGAGCATTAGATAAAATAATAGCCGTTGGTAGTGATTCACACCCAGCGGTGAGAGCGCAAGCCGAAGCTTTTAAAAAAGATATAAGAAAAGTTTTAGTTCGATATATGAAAGAAATGGTCAGGAGCCACAATACAACCTTAGCTCATAGGTTTAAGGAAATGGGTTACCCTGAATTAATTAAATTATTAGAGGAGTAAAAAATGGCTATTACACAAGCAATGTGTACATCTTTTAAAGCCCAAGTATTGTTGGGAGTACATGATTTCAGACCTGACGCATCTGCTACATCAGACACTTTTAAATTAGCGTTGTATTCGGCCGGAGCGGCATTAAGCGCCGGAACTACAGCGTATGTTACTGATAGCGAATCTGTTGGAACAGGATATTCTGCGGGCGGTTCAGCACTAACAAACTTAGGAGTAACTACAGGAGATTCTACTGGATTTTTAGATTTCAGTGATTTGACATTTAGCACAGTAACTGTAAATGCGGCTGGTTGTTTAATATACAATAACACCCCTTCTACAAACGATAACTCAGGTTCTACTTTAACGAATGCGGCTGTATGCGTATTGGATTTCGGAGGAACCAAAACTTCTACTGCCGGAGACTTTACTATAATATTTCCAAGCAACACAAGCGCAGATGCAATTATTAGGATAGCCTAAAATGGCTGATGTAAATGTTAACGTAACCAGACAAGCCGTTCAAACCGGATGGAGTAGAGCGGCTTGGGGTGACGGTGGTTGGAACGCATCAATAACTGAACCCGATATAAGTATGGTTGGAGCCGTTGGTTCTATATTTACCAATGCGGCTGCAAATGTTAGTGGTTTATCTGGAGTTAGCGCATTAAAGTTCTTAGGCGAAGAAGAAGTAAGAACCAATAACAATATAAGTGTTACTGGTTTTGGTTTAACCGCCACTACTGGTGTTATCAGTCAAAGATTAGTTAATAGAATAAATGTAACTGGAATTAGTGCAAATGGGATACTAGATAACGTAGATTTATCCGGAGACGCTAATGTAAGTATCACTGGAGTTTCAACGACAGCAAATTTAGGCAATGAATTAGTTTGGGGTGAAATAAATACGAACCAAACCCCTAATTGGCAGACAATAAAAGAGGCGGCATAGGAGAAAAAAATGGCTTCATCATATTCAAATTTAAAAATACAGCTTATGAATACCGGAGAAAACTCTGGTTCTTGGGGCGATATTACAAACACAAATTTAGGAACTGCGATAGAAGAAGCTATTTGCGAATCGGCAGATGTGGCTTTTTCACAAGACAGTGTTACATTAACTTTAAGTGATGTTAATACTACTCAAGTAGCTAGGCATTTACGTCTTAATTTAACAGGTACAGGATCGGCAGGTATAACCTTAACCGTTCCTGATATAGAAAAAAACTACATAATTAATAATACTTTAGCCACTGATGTAGGAATAAAAAACTCTTCAGGATCGCAAGTAACTGTACCTAATGGTAGATCAGCTATAGTTTATAGCACAGGGTCTGGCGTAGTGGATGCAATTACAAGTTTAAACACCGCAGAGATAACACAGTTAACGGTTGCAAGATCAACGCATTTTGAAGGAGGAGTTTCGGCGGCATCTGTATTAAATGTAGCACAAGCTATAACGGGTTCATCTACAGTATCTGATGCTAATGGTGATTTGAGAAATTTACAAATATCACAAAGTTCTAATGCAACTTATACTTTAACCACAAATGACACAGGGCAAATGGTACGGTTAAATTCTGCGGGTATTGGCGCATTGATTCCTTCAGCTACGTTCGCAGTCGGAGATATTATCAGTATTATGAACACAACCTCTACGACTGGTTCTATAACTTCACAAATAACTATGCACGTTGGTGGTGGGGCTTCGGCTACTGGCACAGCAACACTCGGTATAAACAATATTGCAAATATTTATTTTGTAAGTCCAGACGGTTGTATTATTACGGGGGGAGCAACGTAATATGACAGCACCACACCAAAATTTGTTAGGTATTTCTGGAGCGGTAGACACAGAAGAAACAGACCCTAATTTTAATCAAACTGTTTTATTACTGCATGCCGATGGAACCAATGGTGGAACGAACAACACATTTTTAGATAGTTCCTCTGAAAATCACACTATAACTAGAGGTGCTAATGCAACACAAGGTACGTTTAATCCGTATTTAGGTGACGGACAGTATAGTGTTAGATTTCAGCAAACTGAAAATGTCGTAGGTGATGATTTAGAATTTACAGGGTTAAATTTTACAAATACTGGTTCGTTTTGTGTTGAGTTGTTTTTTTATAAAACCGTTCTAGGGCAAACGAACATTATGTTCAGTAGTGATACAGTTGACAGAATACAAATATATGTAAACAGTTCGGATGAATTCGGTCTTAATATGGAAGGTTCTGGCACACCCACATTTTTGGTTGCTTCCGGTATTAGCGCTAACCAATGGCATCATTTTTGCATCACAAGAGATAGTAGTAATAACGTAAGAGGTTTTATCGACGGTGTTTTAAAAGCATATAAAACGAGTATTACGGACAATCAGGTATTAAACGATATTCATATTGGTTCACAAAACAACAATGCCCATCATACTGACGGAGTAATAAGCAATGTTCGTTTTGTTTCTGGTTCAATGCCTTCTACTTACGACACATCGGAAACTGCTACAGGAACTACTTGTTTCACTATTCCTAGTGAAGCATTAACATTAACATCACAAGGTACGACAGGCGGTAACGTAAAGTTATTATGTTGTCAATCAAATCGTTTCATTGACAACAGTAATAATGGTTTTACAGCAGTCCCACAGACACAAGGTGCTAATACAACTGGGCCTAAAGTAGTTCCTTTTAGTCCATTCGCACCAACAGCAAGTTATTCAAAAGTGGTTCATGGTGGCAGTGGTTACTTTGATGGTGATGGTGATGTTGTCTTCGCAACAGAAACTGGGTCTGAGTTTACTTATGGTACAGGAGACTTTGAATTTTCATGTTGGGTTTATCGAACAGTGGGCGATGTACAACAAACATTGTTTGGAAGAAATAGTACAGGAGATACTGAAGTTCCTTATGTCTATATAACAGGGGGAAATAAACTTGCTATTTATTATACTGCCTCGATAAATTTTGCAACTTCAACAGATGTTCCTAAAAATGCTTGGTGTCATTTAGTTGTATCAAGAGTAAGTGGTACTATTAAATTTTTTCAAGATGGAGTTGAAGTGGGGTCTGTAAGTAACACAACAACTTTAATCGCTTCAGGAAAAGTAGCTGTTGGAAATCAGCATACTGGTGGAAGTGCTAATGCACTTACTGGGTATATAGCAGATGCTCGTGTAAGAAAAGGAACAGGTGTTACATCTGTAACAGTACCAACAACCCCTGTTACTGCTGAAACAGGAACGGTGTTACTTTTAAATTTTACTAACGCATCGATAATTGATCAAACAATGGTAAACAATATTGAAACTGTAGGCGACGCACAGTTAGACACATCCGTTAAAAAATTTGGTACAGCAAGTGTAAAGTTTCCAAGTGGTGATGCTTTGGCGTATGACAGTGGTATGGGGTTAGGATTAGGAACTGGACCATTTACAGTAGAACTTTTTGTTCGTTTCATTGACCATGTTAATTCTTCAGGTGATGATACTAATAATGGTAGAGCATCATTGGTTCGTTCAGTCGCCGCAACCGACGACAACATGGTTATACAAAGATACAATGCTCAATGGCAAGTTGGCACAGAACCTACTCCAGATATTCAACAATCACAAACCTTATCAAACGGAGTTTTTTATCACGTTGCAATGACTAGAGACAGTAGTAATAAATTAAGATTATTTATTGACGGTACAATGTTAGGTAGTGACACAGGATTTACTCAAAATTTCCCAGAAAATGATTTTTATTTTGCAAACCTTGGTAGAACAGGAGGTAACTCAAGAAAATTACATGGGTTCCTCGACGAAATAAGAATAACCAAGGGCATTGCAAGGTATGATTCAGATAGTGGGTTTACTCCGCCAACAAAAGCATTTGCTAACAGATAGGTAACAGATAGGAGATAAAATGTATATAGCAGAAATTAAAGGAAACACGATTGTAAAAATCGATCATTATAGACATTGGTTTAAAAACGTGCCTAGTGATGAAACACTTGCTAGAAGAGGTTTTAAAAAGGTCAATAAGTTTTTACCACATAATAATCTTACGCAAAAACTACAAGGAACAACTCCTTTCGTTGATGGTGATTTCGTAACTACAGTAGAAGTAGTCAATTTAAGTGCAGATGAGATAACTGCAAACAAAGTTAGTAGTCTAGCCCAAATTCGTAAAAAACGTAATGAGTTATTAAATAGTACGGACTGGACACAAATTTCCGATAGCACAGCGAATAAATCTGCTTACGCTGTTTATAGAACTGAGTTAAGAAATGTTCCTGCTACTATAGGTAGCGCAGATCCAAGAACGTGGAGTGATTGGCCTAGTGTTAGTTTGGATGGAAGTTCTGCTAGTGGGGTATAAATAAGGTGGGGAATAGAGTGAATGATAGATGATAGATCCAATCACTGCATTGAGCGCCGCAAATTTAGCTTTCAATGGTGTCAAAAAAGCTATTCAGGTAGGAAGAGACCTAGAAGATATTTTTAAACAACTATCTACTTGGAGTGGTCATGTATCTGATTTACAAGAATGGATGGGGCAAGAAAGAAAGTTTAAACGTCCTACATTGTGGCAAAAGTTAACATGGGACAAAAGCGAAACGGCAGAAGCATTTGATGAACTTATTGCAAAAAAGAAAATTAAAGAGATGGAAGACGCAATCAAGCATGAGTTTACATGGGGAAAACTTCACCATCTTGGCATGGATGGGCCTTATGGCTACAGAGCCTTTATTAAGATACGCCGTGACATTAAAGCCAAACGCAAAGCCCAAATATATAATCAGATGCGAAGGCGGAAAGCTTTCTTATATAACACAAAGATGGGTGTGGCGATTGGAACCCTTGTATTAATTTTATTATGGCTATCACATTTTTTATGGACAGCAATTATAGAGGCAAGTAAGTGAAGAAATATACAAGGACAAGCTGGTCGCATCATGGCGAGTATATAAAGTTTAAACAAGTTCCTGACCCTAATATAATAGTCACAAGGAAAGAAATAATTAAAGTTATGAGTGAGGCAAATAATAAAGCAAAAAACTATAAAGTGTGTAAGTAAATGATTAGCGTAGCCTTTTGGGTAGCTACCTTAGTTCCACATGTAGATCAATACTATTGTAGGTTACAGTGGGTTGAAAGAAGTTTATGCACCTATTGGTGTGCTAATACAAAAAGAGGGTTCAATTGGTTTGAACCAAAAACAGATAAAGGCTGTAAAATAGAAAAGTTATTTTATAAAGTAGAAAAGGAAAAGACGAGTGCTTAATTTAATATCAGGGTTATTACCAATAGGAGAAAAGCTTGTAGACAAGCTCATTCCCGATCCGCAAGCTAAACAAAAAGCTTTAAAAGAGTTAAAAAAGATGGACATGGACGGAAGTCTTAAACGCATGGAAGCTGAATTTGCTGATAAAGATAGCGCTAGAAAACGTGAAATGGCTATCTCTACCAGTGAACATAGCCCTTGGTTGAATAAAATTATCACCAGTTTACTCGCCCTTGGTATTGTAGGACTAGCATTTGCTCTGTTTGCTGTCATATTATTTCTTGAGGTAACGCCTGCAAACAAAGATATTTTAATTTTTTTACTAGGTAATTTAACAACTTTAGTAGGTCTAGTATGCTCATACTATTTTGGGAGTTCGGTAGGTAGTAAAGATAAAACAGAAGAAATTAGAGGATTAATGAAAAAAGAGCCTAATATAAAAGGATAAAAACATGGCAGATTTTACTGAAGCACAAAAAAGAAGACTAATAAGAGAACTAGAAAAAGCATCTAGGACTCATCAAGCTCAAGCAGATAGAGTTAAAAAAACTTTAAAAAAAACAAAAGGTAAAAAATGATGGATTGGAACACAAGCACTTATTTTTCACAATATGAATTTAAATGTAGCCATACAGGTCAATGTGATATGAACCCAGAGTTTATAGAAAAACTCAACGATTTGAGATTAGCTTTTGGCAAGCCTATGAAAATTACATCAGGTTACAGACATACAAGTCACCCTATAGAAAGAAAGAAAAAAACTCCGGGAGCTCACACAACTGGTCAAGCCGCAGATATAGCTGTATCAAGAGAAGATGCTTTTGATTTGTTGTCTCTTGCTTTGACGAAAGGTTTTACGGGTATAGGTATCCAGCAAAAAGGTTCAGGAAGATTTATTCATTTAGATACATTAAAAAATTCACCAGAAAGACCAAGGCCAACAATCTGGTCTTATTAATATGGCTCTACAAAAACTACAGTTTAAACCCGGTATAAATAGAGATGTAACCAATTACTCTAACGAAGGTGGTTGGTTTGAGTGTGACAAAGTTCGATTTTTAAACGGGTATCCTGAAAAATTAAACGGTTGGATTACTTACTCACCGTCTTCTATATTAGGAACTTGTAGGGCTTTATTTGGTTGGGTGACTTCTTTTAACGATAATTTTTTAGCTATAGGCACAAACTCTAAGGCATATATAGAGGTTGGAACTAACTTAAATGATATAACTCCTCTACGTTCTGCTGATGCAACCTTGTCTATTCATGCTTTTTCTGCCACGAACACATCCGCTGTTATAGCTGTAGAAGCAACAGCACATGGAACGAATACTGGTGATTTTGTGACTTTTTCTGGAGCTTCTTCTTTAGGAGGCAATATAACTGCTGATGTATTAAATCAGAACTATGAAGTTACAGAGATAGACGCTGACAACTACAGTATATCTGCTGATGTTACTGCTAATGCTTCTGATACAGGAAATGGTGGCCCTAGTGCTATAGGCACATACGAAATACCAGTCGGGAACGGTACTGTTACTTATGGGTATGGATGGGGAGTTGGTACATGGGGTAGATTAGGTTGGGGTTCTGGTGCATTACAACCAATATTATTACCATTGACTGTTTGGTTCTTTGATAACTTTGACAATGACTTAGTTATGAATGTAAACACTGGTGGTAAAGGAGCTATATTTTATTGGGAAAGAGGAGCACTAGCAGATCCGGGGACATCCCTTTCTACTAGAGCAGTAAGGTTAACATCGTTAGCTGGAGCAAAAAATGTCCCTGCCGAGGTAGGGCAGATTATGGTGTCTCAAACAGATAGACATCTATTAGCATTTGGGGCCACTCCTTTTTCAGGAGCAACATCATCAGAGGATACGGGAACATTTGACCCATTACTTATTAGATTTGCAAACCAAGATGAACCGCAAAACTTTAAACCAGAAATAACAAACAGTGCAGGATTTTTAAGAGTTAGTAGCGGATCTAGAATTGTAACAGCGTTTAGAACCAGACAAGAGACATTAGTATTTACGGATATGTCTGTTCATTCCTTACAGTTTTTAGGAACCAGCGAAGTATTTAGTTTACAAGAGTTAGAGACAAACATATCCATAGCTGGCCCTCGTTGTGTAGCAGTAGCTAGTAATGTTTTATTCTGGATGGGAACAGATAAGTTTTATTTTTATAATGGCCGTGTAGATACATTACCATGCAGTTTAAGAGACCATGTATTTAATGATATTAATTTTGACGCTTTGCCATATGTGTACGCAGGAACTGTAGAGTCTCACAATGAAATATGGTGGTTTTACCCTTCGGCTGATAGCCAGATAAACGACTCGTATGTAACTTACAATTACAAAGATAAATTATGGTTTTATGGAAAATTAGATCGTTCTGCGTGGATAGACGCTAACTTAAGGCAATTTCCGCAAGCAATAGGAGAAAACACTCTGTTTGACCATGAAAGAGGAATGGATGCAGATGGTTCAGCTATGACATCATTTATTACAAGTTCTGATTTCGATATATCAGATGGAGATAGATTTACTCTAGTAAAAAGAATTTTACCGGATTTGGACTTTACGGGTTCCAATGCGGCAGAACCTAGTGTTAAAATGACAATAAAACCTAGAGACTTTACTGGTAGTTCGTACCGGATAGAAGATGATAAGAATGTTATTGAAACCTCTGTAGGTGTCTACACTAACCAAATATTTTTAAGAGCTAGGGCAAGGCAGATAGGATTTAAGATAACATCAGATACTTTGGGTACAAGCTGGAAACTTGGCTCTCCAAGATTAGATGGTAAGCCAGACGGGAGAAGATAATGGCAATGAGGTCATTTCGGTCCCCTCCGTTACCATTACCCGAAGCAGAGTATGACAGTAGATATTTTGAACAACTTATTAAAATTCTACAGATATATTTTAGACAATTAGATTCAAAAAATCCTCTGGATTTAGAGGGCTTGGCCTTGAATGATTTACCGGAAAACCCAACAGGTCTTCCTAATTTTAGTTTATTTAGACAAGGCAGAGATGTTAAGATACTATTACCGGAAGACTCATATCCAAGAGGTGTCTCTGGTAGTTTTAGTCTTGGGTCAGTTTCAGTAACGATAACATAAGGATTTAAAATGTTACCTTTTTTACCAGCATTATTAGGAGCAGGACTACAGACAGGATTAGGATTAACAGCCCTTCAGGCTGGTCTTGCTACAGGGGTTGGAACAGCAATAGCCACAAAAGATATAGGTAAAGGCTTGACAGCCGGACTTGGAGCTTTTGGAGGCGCTAATTTATCACAGAGTTTAGGTCAAGCAGGACAGGCCTCATCTGCCGCTCAAGCTGGACTAAAGCCAGTGACTACAGGTGCGCCAGCAACAATGGCTGATTCATATCAAGCCGCCGGACAAGCGGCAGGAGGAGCTCCTATACCTAATATTGGAACAGGAATACAGGCAAAACCTATTACGACTACCATGCAAGGCTCTGCTTTACAAGGAGCAGACCTTACTAAACAAGCGGCTACACAGTATGGCAATTTAGGTACATCTGCTGAAAGATTAGCTTCTGTGGGAGAAGGATTAGGAGCTATAGGAAGAGACCCTGCGGCACTACAAGCCGCTGGAGGTGCTGGAAGTTTAACAATGTCTGGTCTTACAGCATTAACTCCAGCTCTGGAAACAGAAATGGATTACGACATGGGAAGTCCATCTATGATTAGACCATATTCTTATGACCCTGAGACTACAGCGTTTACTGCTTTAGAACCTTATCCGGCAAGATCAGGTGGAGTAATACCCGGTCTAGAAAGTCAGGTTAGAATGCAACAAGGCGGAAGGTTTTTATCAGGTCAAGGAGATGGTATGAGTGACTCGATAAGAGCTAATATTGATGGTACAATGGAAGCAAGATTGTCAGATGGGGAGTTTGTAGTACCCGCTGATGTTGTATCAGGTTTAGGCAACGGTTCGTCCGATGCTGGAGCTAAAAGATTACACGGAATGATGGATAGAGTTAGAACAGAAAGGACAGGTAGAAAGATGCAAGCACCGGAGGTTAATCCTGCCGCATTAATGCCTGCATGATACAAGTTTCACATGTTCCGACAGAGTATATAAATAGTTGTTGGAAAGATGTTGAGGGATATCTTAAAAAAGCCCTTGAGTATACAAACGGAAGATATGAAATAGAAGATTTATATCTTGCGTTATACAAATACGATCATCACCTTTGGATCGCATTTGACGAAAACGAAATAAAAGGTGCCGTTGTTACACATATTTTAGTTTATCCTAAGAAAAAGTTTTTATGTATGGCTTTTTGTGGAGGCAAAGAGTTAGATACATGGAAAGATGAGATGATTGTTATGCTAAAGAATTTTGCAATCGACATGAAATGTGACGGCTTAGAAGCTACTGGACGTAAAGGTTGGGCTAAGGCTCTAAAGAGTCACGGGCATGAATTTCTATGGGATACGTTTGAATTACCATTAGAATAAGGATTTATTATGGGTAAAGGCGGCGGTAAACAGCCGAGTCAAGTAAGTCAAGTATCAATACCTGAATACGCAAAACCGTATGTAGAGAGGATGCTTGGTAGAACAGAGGCTTTAGTTGAAACTCCAACTCCTCAATATCAAGGTCAGGTATTTGCTGACCCTACAGTAGAACAAATGGAAGTTCGCCAAAGAGCGGCTAATTTACAGCTTCCGGGAGGATTTAGAGGAGCTCAACAAATGGTACAGGAGGCTGGTAACAGGGCTATACAAGCCTCTCAATACGATCCTTACCAGTTCAGAATGGAAAGAGTTAGAAGTCCTTATGTAGGGCCAGCTAGGCAATTTAGCGTAGGTGAGTCCATGGCTTATGAAACTCCTTACTTACAAAGAGTTCTTGATGTTCAAAAAAGAAAAGCAATAGAAGACGCTCAACAAACTCAATTAGGAGCAAATCTAGGTTCGGCAAGAAGAGGTACATATGGCGGAGCAAGACAAGCTCTTCTTCAAGCACAAAGAGAAAAAAATTTAGGCCAGCAATTAGGAGACATAGAAGCTACTGGAAGACAAAAAGCATTTGAACAAGCCCAACAACAGTTTGAAAGAGATAGAAAAGCTCAAATGTCTGTAGAGGAGCTAAGAGCCAAACAAATGCAAGAGGCAAACTTGGCAAATCAATTAAGGTTTTTAGAAGCTCAAAAAGCAACAGAGCTTTCTAGACAATTTGGGGCAGGTCTTGGTCTTAAGGGACTGGAACAATTAAGGATGGCTGGCGTTTCAGCAGGAGATATAGCTAAGTCCGAGGCCGCCGCTGAATTAGCTCAACTTAAAATGCAAGCACAAATTGCTAGAGAAAAACAAATCGAAGAGCAAAGAAGGCTTGATTACGAACAACAACAGTTTCAACAAAAACAAAAAGATCCGTATAAAAGAGAGCAGTTTATGTCAGACATTCTCAGAGGAACAGGAACTCTCCAAGGAGGAGAAGCTTTATATCAGGCTCCTCAAACAGCTTTACAGCAAATTGTCGGAACTGGGTTACCAGCTTACGGACTTTATAGAGGATTATCGGGGCAAGGTTAATGAACTTAATACAATTATCAGAGCAACTTAAAGACGTACCTGACTCATTCTTACAGAACGAAGTTACAAATCCTACCGGAGCATATCCGGCTTATCTTGTAGTTTCTGAGTTAACAAGAAGAAAAAGAATGCGTGACAATGTTGCGAAGCAAGAGCCCGGTACAACAGTGGCAGAGGATGTAATGGGTTTAAACGCTATTCCACAAGCTGCGCAAAGTCTTGCCGCACAAGATGTGGCAATGGCTGGCCCCCCTCAACAAATGCCTAGACAACCACAAAGAATGCCTATGCCTCCAAGACCACAACCGCAACCACAGCAAATGGCTGATGGAGGGTTGGTTGCTTTTGATAATGGCGGTTCTGTAACAATTGAAGACACACAAGAAGAATTAGAAGAGTTCCAACCTCCTGTTAAGTCTGGGTTTCAAGAATTTATAGGACCGACAGGAGAGAAGATTATGGATTTTCTTGGAGTAAGCGGAAGAAGTCTTTTAGAGGCACCGGGAGCGGCTAAAGATACAATCACTGAATACTTCTCTACTGACCCTAAAGAAATAGAAGAGGCGCAAGAAAGTCTGGCAGAAAGATTAAAGAGAATACAAGGAGAGGAAGAAGGAGGTATAAGAGTTGGGAGAAACATCATTAGAGATAGCTCTGGTAACATAATTCCTTCCGGACCCGAAGGTCGTTTGAGTAAAGATTACTTAGATAACCCAGAAATAAAAACAATGAGAGAAAGAGTTGCAAGTGACCCAAGAAATCAAAAAATTATACAAGATGCTCTAATAAGACAAGGTCTAACTCCAGAACAAAAAGGATTCCCAACTTTTAATTTACAAAAAAATGCGGAAAAAAAAGAAGTAGGAGTAGGAAATGCGCCGGATGAAAATAACCCTAAGATGACCAAAATAGGGCAGGCTTCCAAACTAAAATTAGAAAATTTAAAAAGCAGTTTTAAAACTGACTTAGATAATATAAATAGAATCAACAAAGATATATCAGAATTTCTTTCCAAAGGTAAAGCTCCGGATGAGTTGTACCAAGAAGGTGTAAATAAATATAAAAAAGAAATAAAAAATCCTTTAAGATTTTTAAAAGATGAAATTCAAAAAGAAGAAAAAAGAATTGAAAAATTAAAATTTGATAATCTAAATGATGCTTTGATACAAGCAGGAGCCGCTATATTACAGTCTCCCGGTGGTCAAAATTTACAATGGTTAGGAAAAGGATTAGAGGGATTCCAAAAGGCTTACAAAGAAGGAAGAAAAGACATTGTAGATGCTAAAAAAGATTTATTACAATCGAGGATAGCATTTGCTGAGTCTGAAAATAATTATGCCAGAGGGGCTGAAGAAGCGGGATTAAGAAGCTTACAAAGAGGAGAAACATTCCAGACAATGGGTTTACAAAAACTTGGAACTGAAAAAGCTTTGTTTGCTGAAAACATAAACACAGCTCTCAGTATTGCACAGGCTGAATCCGGCATAGGCCTTGATTTTGCAAAAGCATACTACTACAGAAACCCACAAGCAAGTAGAACTGGAGAGTTGACCGCAGGCCAAATAACAAGAATAGAAAATGATGTAAGAAAACACATGGCAGGTTATGCCGCTCCTCCAAGTGATAGGAATCCCATGGGAATGAATTTACCTCCAAGTGACCCAAGGTATATAGCAGAAGAAAGGAGAATTAGAGAACAACTTACACAAGAACAATTCCTCTTAAATCAGGGAAAGTTTGGAGCTAGTTTAGGACAACCTCCAAAAGAGATAGATGTTTCTGGTGCATTTGAAAGTCTATTAGCTCCACCACGATAATATGCCATACGACATAAGATTACCATCAGGGGTTATTGCAAAAGGCGTTCCCGATAGAATCAAAGAAGACGAAGCGTTAAAACTTCTTAGAACTCAGTTTCCCCAAGAATTTCCAGCTCCAGAAGAAGCTCCTTTCACTAAAGGGCTAGAAGCTTTTAAGGCAACCGTGGGAACCGGTATTGAAGCTTTAACCAGCCCAGAATCTGCTAATCGTGAAATAGCTAGAAGAGCATTGCTAGAACAACAAGACATAGGAGCTAGGTTTACAGGCGGGGCAGATTTTTCAAAAGTAAAAGACATATACGAAAGACGAGGATTATTTCCTGCTATCGGAGAAGTAGGTTCTCAAATAGTACCTGCGTTAAAAGAACAAGCCCCAATAATAGGAGCTTCTATAGTAGGAGCGAGGACAGGAGCCTTAGCCGGTAGCTACGGCGGCCCTGCGGGCTCTCTTATTTTAGGAACTGTTGGGGCCGCAACTCCAATATTCTTACAGTTATTTGGAAGTAACATTGAAAGACAGGCGGCTGAAAAATTAGAAAAAGGACAGCCCTTAGATATAAATGAAAGCGATGCTTTACAATCAGCAACTTTAGGTACTGCTTCAGAGTTTGCTTTATTGATGCCAAAATTTGGTAGAAAAATATTTGGCGAAATGCTTGGAGGCGATGCTAAAAAATTATTTCAAGCTAAAAACACAGAAAAGGAACTAAAAAGACTAGAGGGAATAGCTAAAAGCAGAGTTACTCCGCAAGCATTAAAAGGTTTAGTTCAAGGTGCTGGCATAGAAGGTGCAACAGAAGTATTCCAACAAGCGTTAGAACGTAATCAAGCAGGTTTAAACCTTCTTGACGACGAAGCAATGTCTGAATATGCAGAAGCTTTATATGGTGCCGCTCTTGTTGGAGGCCCACTTGGTGGTGCTGGTAGGGTGTTTCAGAAAGCTACAGCTAGAACAGATGCTAATAAAGTTCGTCAGCAATTAGCCAGAGATAAAGCAGAGGTTGCAGAAAAAGCAGAAAAAGCCGAAGAAGAAATTGTAAAGGAAGAGGAACCACTGGCTCTGGGATATCAACCTAAGCCAGAGGATGTGTATAGTGACCCTGTATTTGTGCAAGATGTAGAAGAGGCAAATCCTGTTCAAAACTTCTTAGGAAATGTAAGTGCAGATGGTTTGGATACTCAAACAAAAAACCAAATAAATAAAAGAAGAAGAGAGTTAGGTAGACCGGTTATAGATTCCTACTCTATGGAAGATATTTACGAGTCATTAGAACCAGAGCAATATGACACTGATCTAGATAAGATAATAGCGGCAAAACTCCGAGAAAAAAACATAGATTTAGATAGAAAGATCTCATTTGAACAGATAGAAAATCTGGCAGATGAAATGGGTGTAACCGCTGGAGGAGATGTATTTAACAGTCTGGTTAGAAGAACAATAGGTTCTGATGTGTTTGCTAGAGGGGAGCCTATAGAAGGTAGAGGACTAACAAATGTAAAACGTATTGCTATATTTGAGGCTTTACAAAATATCGGCAATAATCCGGGAGCTGTATTTAGTACAAACGCTACCAGATTCTCTGAAAAACAGTATGAACAAGGTTTAAACGGCCTTAAAAATACACTAAGACTGAATAACAAAAACAGCATCAGTAAAGAAGAAGCAATAAAAGAGATTAAGGATTTTACAAAATTAGAAAAAGATGCAGATGCTGAGTCAATATTAAGAACAGCCAGAGAAAGAGGAGAATTGCAGGAAAGAACTAAACCTGCATTTGAGGTTGTAAGAACTCTTAAAAAAGGCACTCAAACAACACAGTTTGATACAAGACGGCAAGCAGAAAAAGCGGCTAAAAACGACCCTAAAGCACAAGTAAGGGAAGTATTAAAAACATCATTTAACTTTTCCAGTGACGTTCCTAGCGACCTACCCGATGGCTCAACTATTGAGCCAGTAGATTTCCCAGAGGGACAAAGGGTAGAGGGAGCAAAGATTGGAGAAGAAGCACCGACGGATTTTGAAGTAACTGTAGAAGGTAAGAAACTTAAAGGCGGTAAGAAGTTTAAGACTTTTGAAGAAGCACAGAAATACGAGGCACAAGTTAATGATACAAGGGCTAGAAAAGCAAAACGAATTGCAAAAGAAATTGAAGATAAAGAGAAAACGATTGAGTCCAAGAAAGCTTCACTCCTCAATCAGGACGTTCTTACAGAGGACGAAGTCAGACCAGATGCAAGTGAACAACAACTGAAGGTCAAAGATGAGATAGCTAGACTTAGAAAAGAGATTGATGATAAATCTAAAGATTTAGAAAAGTTAAAACGCAGTACAAAGATAACCTCGACTGCCAAGAAAAGAAGAAATGTAAGGCAGGGATTTGGTGTACGCAGACCTGATGGTCAGCTAGAAGGACCATTTGAGACAAAAGAGCAGGCGGAACAGTACGCCCTGAGAAACCAAGAAAATCTTGAGTTACAAAAAAACATAGACCTAGATAACCTTAACAAAGAAGGCGAACTAGAAAGAGCGTCCAGAGAAGAGATTAACAGAAGAACCGGTCTTGATTTACAAACCAAGGAAGATGTTAAGACAACAATTAATCTCAATGAAAAACAAAAAGCTGAGTTAAGAAAAAGACTAGAAAAAGTTTTAAACAAGATAGGTTTAAAAAAAGTCGGCATTAACATAATGAATATCCTTGATGATAAGGATTTCGACCCGACAGTGAGAGGAATGTATGAAATAAAAGAAGTACAAAGAGTCATCCACGTTGCTTTGACTGCCCCTAATCCTATGCAAACTATGAAGCACGAAGCTATTCATGCTTTAAAAGAGCTAGGAGCATTTACAGATAGCCAATGGAAAGCTTTAACAAAAAAAGCTGATGAAGTTTGGATAGACAAATACTTATCCAAAGGTCAGATAGAGCGATATAAAAAAGCCTATGGTGATAACACAGATGCTATAAGAGAAGAAGCTATAGCAGAAGCGTTTGCCGAGTATGACAGAGTTTTATTTGAAGGAGATAAAGGCGGACAAAAACCATTCGGCGGTATTAGAAGTATTGTAGAAAGATTAAAGTCTTTCTTTGAAGCTATAAAAAATGCTTTCAATGGTATTGGATTTACATCTTCAGACCAGATATTCAGCGGTATTGTTAGAGGTGAATTTGCAGAGTCAGTAAGAGACCCAGAGTCAGCATCAGAACAAGCATTCTTCCAGCTAGAAAAAGATAAGAATCCAAAGGTATTAACGGATGAGCAAATTGTAGAGCGTTTAAACGAGCTTGTAGAGAGAGTAAACAAGAGAATATCGAAAGACGATTCCAAGTTCACTTTACAGCAAGTTCAAAAAGCTTCAGCTAAATTGCAAAAGTTTTTAAACCAAGGCATAAAAGGGAAGGATTGGTATGAAAACTCAGCGCAAGAAATACTAAAAGCTTTTGACAATGATATGAACTTAACTGATAAGTTTCTTCAAATTGTGGCTATGACCTCTCCTAACACAGAGGTGAAAGCGAATACAAAAAAAGCTGTAACAGCTTGGAATCAGTGGGCTAAAGGAGAGCCAATTAAATCTGGGTTTGAAGAAGCTAATTCAAAAATACAAGACTTATTAGAATATGGGTTACCGTTTGCAGGGCGTAAAACAAACACATTTTATAGAAACTTTATAGAAGCAATAGAAAAAATAAGAGGAAAAGACTCTACCATAGACCTCCATATGGCTAGAATGTTGTTTGGTAAAGATGTCCCTTCATCTGCCGATTTTGATTTAGCAGAAGGGTTAGTTGATTTACAGGCAGAACAGACGGGCTTGACTCCAAGGCAAATACAGGCGGCAACATGGGTCAGACAAAAAACATATACCATATTTAAACGCTTTATAGAAAAAGGACAACACAAAAATAAAAGCAGAAAAGAAAAACTTCGTATAGCAATGAATCAGGCCATAGTTGATTATGGTTCTGCTTTGACTAACAAAACCTTAATCGTTAATGAAAGATTTAAAGAACCTTCTGATGAAATATTAGCCAGAACAGAAGCTATAACAGGAGAAATATTCCCATCAACAAAACTTAAAGTAAATAAATTTGGAACTTTATTTAACAGACCTTTATATGAGCAACTCTACAATCTTACTGCGGAAGAGAAAAGGAAATTAAATAAAAGTTTACTTCCTACAGTAGAAAGAATTAAAGATATATTAGGTATAGAGAGTGACTTGAGAATTGATATAGGACAAGGTTCTTATGAAGGAGCAATCAATCCTAATTTTATTATTAGAATCAAGAACGACAAAGATAAAGACCAAGCAACTAGAGACGCTGCGGATTTTTCCCGCGCAATGGCATATGTGTTTAAACAAGACGCAGTTCCATTCTTACGTCCTGTCATTAACATAAAAGACAGAGATGCTCTTGGATTTGTATTTGATTTAAAAGAAAATGTAGATGATGCTCCGGGATACTCAGCAAATCAACTTGCAGAAAAATTAAAACAGGCTACAGGTTCAGATATAGGATTTACTGCAACTAGACCTAACCAGTTAACAGTGATAAACTTTGGAGACATACAAGGTCAAATGGCTGGAAGCGACATATTATTCGCTAGAAAGATGATTGACTTTTACAATTCTATCCAAGACCAAGTTTTTGGTAGACCAAAGTTTTTTGGATTTAAATCTACATATAATGTAGATGACCCTGATTTTAAAAGAGGAGGGAGTTATGACCATACAGGACAAAGAGATAGAAATACTATTATCAGCAGGCTTCGAGAAAGCAGGCCCTCAAGACAAGATATTCGAGAGCGACTTGATGATGTTTTCTCAGAGTTTACCGAAATTGCAAGGTCAGCAGTTGAATCAAAACAAGCAAAGCTCAAACGACCCACAGAAATAGGAGTAAGATTTCAGTTCGCCCCGGTAGAAACAGAGCCGTTTAAACAATGGTTCGGCGACTCTAAAATTGTAAACCCGGACGGCTCGCCCAAGGTAATGTACCATGGCACGAGTGCTAATTTTTCTACGTTTAAACCTAAGCAAGCAAAAAGCGTATTTGTAACTGACGACCCAGAGTTTGCAGAGGACTTTGCTAAATTTTCTCAAAACTACATGGTAGAGAATGCTGAGAAATTTATAAATCAAGCAGACATAGAAAATGCAATAAATACATTTGTGGAAAGATACAACGCCAATTTAGGGGAGTATGAAACACGAAATAAGTTAAAAGCATCTAGATTAATAGGAGAATATTTTAGACTCTTAAATAGGTTACCGGCTGATATCAAACCAATGAAAGCTCATATGGCTAATTTAGGGGAGTATATAAGAGATATAACTGAAGAAGCAGAAGCAGAGCAACTGTTTTATTCCACATTAGCAGAGTTTCTGCCATCAAACATGAATGTTATGCCTTTGTATGTTAGTGCAAAGAATCCATTTGACTATGAGAATCCAGACCATGTTAATGCACTAGGGGAACTTTCTAGAATAGAAACAGATATAGGTGTTTTTGAAACAGATTCTGTTTCAAGAGGTAGCTGGAGAGCCATAGAAAATCCCTCCATACAAAAACGCATAAAAGATGCTGGATTTGATGCTTACTATGTAAAGGAAGCAGGCAGAAAAAATCTAGCTGTATATAGACCAACTCAATTAAAATCTGCCTCTGCTAACATGGGCACATACTCAAAGAATAATGCCGACATAAGGTATCAGTTTAGTAGAAGTGCTCCTATGACTAGAGAAGAAAGAGAAGCAATTGAGAAGGTACCAGAGTTACAGGATGCGATTATAGCTCGTGCGGCATCAGGTTTAGACGCAGTTGGTAGGACAGCAAACAAAGAAGCTATTAAAAAGCTAGAGCAAATTATTTACCAAAATGAAAAGACAAGAATAACTCCTTATACAGAGGTTCCAGAGCCAACAAGTGAAACAGAAATGGTTCAGAAACTTAGAAGAGATAGCCAAAGAGCAAAAGTTATGTCTTCAGAATCTGTTCGTGAAAATATAGTTAGCGAAGAACGACCAAGTAGAATTACCTTTGATTACGACAGGCAAGGCTCTGCTAGAATTACTCCTAGTGATGTAAGACAGGCAAAAAGTATTTACCGTGAAGAATTACAATCTTTTAATAACGAATTTAAACCAAAAAGAAATATAGATGACAGTATTGTTAAAACAGCTATTGCATTTGCAAAAGAAGACTTTTATAGATTAGATGAGGATTTAGCAATAGAGTTTGAGACAGCTTCTAATAGAGCAATTGATAATTTAAACAAAAAACTAAAACAAATAGGAGCAAATAAAGAATTACAAAATGAAGTTGCTGATTTATATAGCAGACTATCAGACGATTATTCTACAAGATTAAGAAACTACGACCGTCTTAATTTACAAGAAAGAGTTTCAGGATTTAACCCTATTGAAGGAAAAAGACAGGTCATAGAAACAAACAAATTAGTATCTATAAGACAGGATGTTCCATTTTTTATGGACACAGGAAAGTTTGCTATTACAGCACACGAACCAACTGAAACAGCAAAAGCTGGTCCTGTTATCGGATATATGCCAACTACCAAACTAAAAGGTGGTAAGGACGGCAAAGTTCAATTTATTCTTACAGAACAACAAGAAGATTTAGCGTTTAAGATTGGCTCAGGGGAAATGACAAAAATACCTTTTGCTACCTATAACGGAAATTTTGTGCCACAAACTACGGAACAAAATGTATCTGAAGCTAACTCAATAATGGAAGAACATTTTAACGAAGATGGAACTCCAAAAGACGAAAAACAATGGGTTCAGGTAGGATATAACCCCAGAAGACATTCATATTTTTACACCAGACACAATCAAAAACCTGTAATTGCGGCAGACGAAGTAATACAGGTAGGTGGTTTAATACTTGCTAAGAAGCCTTTACTAGGAGAGAAGTCACAGTTTAAGTATCAGTTTGAAGCAGAAGTAGAAGAAAGATTAGGTAAAGATACAGTCGAAAGAATCAACAAAACAATCTCCACTGTAAAAGAACAAGAGTTAGCAAAAACTGTTGTTAGCGTTACAAGTCCAGAAGGGATTGATTCTATATTTGGAAGGTTTAGACAAGCGTTTATTAACCAGTACGAAGGTATAGAAAGGTTAATGAACATTGCGGCAAAAAACTTACCAGAAGGATTCGATGTTTTAAGAGGTGAAGTTAACGCTTTGGCCTCTGCTGTATTCTCTGATTTCGGTGCTGCGGTATCTTCAGAAGCGTTTAAACGTGGGGTGCCAGTACTGGATGGAGGAATCACTCTCGTAGAATCCGTAGACAAAGATGGAAAGAAAATACATAAAGGTTTGATGGAAGTGCTAGAGCCCTTGATGGCTAGAGATGACCCAGACGGATATGTGTTTAAAGCTTTCCAATACTATATGTCTGCCAAGCGTTCACAAGAGTTAGTCGCTAAAGAAAAAGCAAGGGTAGCTAAGGTACGAAAAGAAATAGAAATTGAAAGAGCAAGAATAGAATCTCAGTTTGGTACAGGCCCATTAACATTTGAAGAAGCAAAAAGAAAGAAAACTCTTTTAGCTAATCTACCAAAAGACCCCAAGCCTCAATACACCGAGAAACTATTTACGCCGGAAGACATTAAGAAAGCTGATGAACTAGCCAAGACATTCCCAGAGTTTGAACAAGTACGAAAAGATTATCAGACGTTTAATCGCTCGTTAGTTAAATACCTCATTGATACTGGAGTCCTATCCAAAGAGATGGGTGAGTCATGGATGAGAGATTCTTTCTATATTCCTTTCTATAGACAAATGGAAGGTGAAGAAACATCTGGTCCAAGATTATTGTCCGGTCTTGCAGGACAAAGACTAACGCCTAAGATAAAAGGTGGAGAGCAAAAGCTTGATGATTTCTTTTTAAATGTTGTACAAAATACAAGAGCCGCAATAGAAGCAGGATTGAAAAACGAGGCGGCTAGAAAAACTATAAGTTATGCAGTCAGATTGAACGACCCTGCCATGAATGTCCCTTATGCTATGAAGGTTAACAAGAAGTTTGCAGGGGATAACGATGTAATCAGAATCAGAGAAGATGGTAAGGATGTATATTACAGAGTTGCCGACCCTCTGCTTCTGTCGTCTATGCAATCGTTTACAACTCCGCATATACCGGGAATACAAATCCTGTCTAAACCAGCTACAGTGTTGAGAGAGATGGTAACAAGAGACCCCGGATTTATGATGGCAAACTTATTCAGGGATTCTTTTTCTGCATGGTTCACCAGTGGAGCAAAAGGATACACACCTATAATTAGTTCTCTCAAACAATTGACACAAACTGCCGCAAATATGTCTCCAGAGGCACAGCTTCTTATGAGTGCAGGAGTCGGTACAGGTTACGAGTTCAAGGCAAACGTACTAGACACAGCCGAAGAAGTCAGAAGACAAATGAGAGAAAGGGCAGGTACATTAACAGGGCTTGATAAAGCAGGACAAGCACCGTTAACACTGTGGAGACAGCTAGAAAAAGGTACAACATTATCTGATATATCCACAAGGGCGGCTGTAGCTGAACAAGTTTTAAAGAATGGCGGTTCAAGAGCAGACGCTGTGTATCAGGCAATAGAGATAATGAACTTTAACAGAAAAGGTTCTAGTCCAATTATTAGAATACTAGCGGCCTCCATACCATTCTTAAACGCGCGTATACAAGGTTTAGACGTTCTTTACAGGGTTGGTATGGGTAAGATGGCTACCAAAAACCAAGCGGCCAGACACAAAGCATTTTTAAATAGAGCACTATTTATGATTGCTTCATCTGTTTTATACTACTACTTAGCAAAAGACGAAGAAGAATACCAGACAGCGGAGGATGAGCAAAGAGATTTAAACTGGATTGTAGGTTCAGCTAAACTGCCAGTTCCATTTGAATTAGGAATATTATTTAAAACAATCCCTGAGAGATTATCTGCATACTTCATGGGGCATCAGAAGGCTGATGACCTAGCAGAATCTATGACAAGGAATTTAGTTTCAACATTCAACTTCCTACCTATACCGCAGGTTGCAAAACCATTGATTGAAGTTACCTCAAACCATTCATTCTTTACAGGCGAAAGAATCGTAGGACTAGGACAGGAAGGTATAGAAGAAAGATATCAGGCAAACAACGGTACATCTTTATTTGCAAGAAGTATAGGTGAAAACACAGGAATATCACCGATTCAAATAGATTATCTAGTTAGAGGATATACAGGTACTTTAGGCAGTTACGCTGTGATGTTGTTGGATTCTATATTCAGAGGGCAAGGAGACCCAATCAAACCAACTTTTAATCCTGAACAAATGCCAGTCTTAAAAAGATTTTTTGCTAGTCCCGAAGGAACAAAACCAAAAACAGATTTCTTTAAATTAAGAGAAGAATTAGACAAGGCAGTTGCTACAATCAATCATTTAGAAAGAACAGGAAAGACTAACGAGTTACTTGAATACTTGAATGAGAAACAACCTCTAATAGATTTAGCACCATACATAAGACAGCTAGACAAAGATTTGAAGTCTTTGAGAATGGAAAGAAACTTTATATTAGAGAGCCCAAGCATGGCTCCGGAGTTAAAGAAACAAACTCTAAATGCTATACGCACTGCCGAAATGAATTTATTATCTAATATAAATCAGTTCAGGTCATATCTGCGATAATCTGTTTAACCTGTTTAAACAATTCCCACTCATCCCCGTATCTTTTTTCAAACTCTTTTTTCCAAGGATGGCGAGACACCCATCTACCATTATTAGACCCTTCCCTATGGTGATGGAAGCATAAAGGAATGGTATGCAAATGGTCCACCCTCCTACTGTTTTTCAGTATATGATGGATGTCCGCCGGAACTCTTGGTTTACCTTCGTTATAACAAACTATACAACCTATATCTTGTAATTGATTAAACCATTTTTTATCTTTTAATCTACTCACACCAATAAATCCTGTACTGGTTCTTTGTATCTTGATCTAATAAACTTTTCATATTTTGGATTAAGTTCGATCAAGGTGACGTTTCTTTTGTGCCGTTTACACGCTAAACCAACAGTTCCTGAACCACCAAAAGGGTCTAAAACATTTCCGTATTCAGGAGAGCCAGATAAAATACAAGGGGTTATAAGTTCTTCTGGAAACACTGCAAAATGTGCCTCCTTATAAGCACTAGGACAAACAGACCATACAGAACGCTTGTTTCTTTTATCGTATTGTCGATTATCTGCCCCAAAATTATTTTGTTCATATCGATTTGTAGACCCACCCCTATCTACACCTTTATAATTAGCTTCTTCAGAAATAGCTTCACTATCAAAGTAATAATGAGGTTTTTTAGATAATAAAAATATATACTCATGTGATTTTGTGCATCTATCTTTGACAGACTCAGGCATTGGGTTCGGTTTGTGCCAGATTATATCTTGTCTTAAATACCAACCAAACTCCTGCATAGCAAACGCAAACTTCCAAGGTATACCGATTAAACCTTTTTCCTTGCCGTAGGTATCGCCAAGGTTTACCCAAATAGTTCCATCGTTTCTCAAGACTCGATGTACTTTAGCGAAGACACTTACTAGTTTATTAATATATAATTCAGGAGTTTCCTCAAGACCCAGTTGTTCATCGCTTCTGACTGCACCGCATTTTGGACAAACAGATTTATAAATAGCGTCTCCAACCACTGAACCTTGGTCGTGCATACCCTGATGACCTGTGATTGTTTTTACAGTCTTACCAATTTTAGTAGTTCTTTTGTGAGGACAATTTACGTCTCCCCCAACCCATTTACCTGTGCCATAATCTCTCAACCCCCAATATGGAGGAGAAGTGACGCAAGTGTGAAAATAGTTGTCAGGCAACTCTTGTAAGACTTTTAAACAGCTTCCAATACGCAAATCAAATTTAATCATTTCCAAATAGGTCCGCCGGGCTCAAAACTTTGTCTTTTTGGCCCTGCCGGTATACCTAATAATTTTTTAACCAACACCAACCTGTCATAAAATTCAACAGAATTCATATCTATTTTTTGAGCAACTATATAAAATGGAAATCCTTTATGAGTTTCATACATGGCAATAGCAACTTCTTTTAAGTCGTCATCCATCTTAGATAATTGTTTTGCATATTGTTTAGAGAATTTCATCTGTTTTTTCCTTTTTAAAAATACTCAACATATATTGGTTTTCAATTAGGTTTCCCATATCAATGTTTAAACAATCAGTCCAAAATTTAGTGCCATTTGATGGATCTATGTCGTCTTTTTTCCAATGTTTTCCGTTTGTGTCAATTGTTTTTATGTCCACACCGCCCATAATAAATGCGTGAGTAAATCTGTTAATATTTTTTGAGTTATCGCTTCTATCCCTAAGCAGTGAAATAAAATAATAGTAATCAGGTCTCTGATGACTGTGATTATACAAAGGAACAGAATTATCAAAATGCTGTAAAGGCCTTACTGTTCTGTCTTTCGTTTTTAAATCCAAAGTTAATAAACCGTTTATAACATAATCATGTGTTGTCTTACTTCTATCATCTATAAAACTTATATCGTGTTTTTTTAAGAAATCTTCAAAGACTATTTCTCCCAAATAACCAACTTGATTTGCCTCTATTTTTCTATGAGAGTTTCTAAAAATTTTTGACTCCTCCACTCTTTTTGAAGCCCTGTCCCAGTGATCATCATCAAGAACAACTCTTCTATATGTTTTTGCCATTTTTAAACATTTCCGAAGTGTCTGCTTCAAATATATGAGTGCCAATATGCTTTAAATGTATATTAAGATCAACAAAAACTTTACCTCCATGATTGGACCAAAGTTCGCAGAAATGATAATCTTCTGATAACAAAGCCCCTGTGCTGTCTATGCTAGTGTCAAAAAACTGTTTTGCTATAGGTTTAATATATTTACCAGACGGATCTTGTAAAGTAGAAGATCGGTATTCAGGAACGTGACTAGATAGTTTTTCAAAAACTTTTCTCTTAATCATCATAAACCCTGTGCCTGCATGGCGAACTTCCAATAAACCTTTATTATTTAACTTAATATCATCAGTTCCCAAAGGCAAGTTAAATGCAAAATTTGAAGCGTAATAGTTTAAGTCTTTTCTATTCCTCTCAACAGCTTTTCTTACCCTTTCCCAGTTTATTTCTTTTTTAGGATATAAGGCACATATAATATCTTCGTCGTGATTAAATAATTTTTCTACCGCATCATACTCAAAATAAATATCAGCATCAATAAACATTAAATGTGTAAATTTTTCATCATCTAAAAACATTCTTGCTAACTCATTTCTGGCTCTGGTTATTAAAGATTCGTTCATTAAAGTAGCAAGATGACACTCTATACCTAACTGTCTAAATCGATTAATTGTATTTATAATTCCTAAAGTAAAATGGCCTGTACACATTCCTCCGTACATGGGAGTAGCGATCAAAACACAGTCAGGTTTTGAAACATCTCCGATGTTTAAACTTGGTTTTTTAGAATCATGGATTGTAAACTCTGTCATACTTTCTCCCTTTTGCGTTGGCACAAATAAATCTTTCCTTTTTCTTGAATGAGTGGTAGTTTGCATTTTTGATATTCCGTCAATTGTTTTTTAATTTCAGTGACCTTAAATCCTTTCTCTTTTAAAAGTTCTATTGTTAACATAATTATTTCCTCGTATTGTTTGGATTAATTCAAACCTCATTTCCCCATGAATCCCATCCTTTTGTCTTTTGTCTAGCAAACAACTCGATTCTAGGTAGATCGCCACATAGTTTAACAATATGGTCTTTTATCACATCAGGCTTTTTACTATGCTTTTCTATTGGAGTTTCAACCACACTTAAAACACTTGCGTCGATTCTTTTTGGCTTACCCTTTGTCGCTAATAAACATAATTCAGAGTTAGATCTTGTCCAATTACCCATACCCATAAACCAACTGTTTTTGATTTTATTTTTCTTTACCCAAGTAAAAGCACATGTTTTGTATTTAAAATTCCATGCGTATATAACTTCAAAAACTTTCGGTAATTGGGGCATAGTCACCCACAGGAATAAAACACAGTTGTCGTCAGCAATGTCTCTGACAGATAGATTGCAAATCCAATTATGGTCTTGTAGTTCATACTTGTAATAAGAACCTCTTTTACCAGAAGAAGCTTTATCTCTATAAGTCCAAGGCGGGTCAGCGTATATAATTTTATACTTTTTATTAGGCAGACACAGAGCTTTGTTGTCCATCAATTTTCTACCCTTTTTGTTCCAAAAACTGTCCCTTTGTCTGCGTAAAGAAATAAACACATCGCTTCTTTTTCTTGAAATGTATGGTCATAGTGTATTGAAGCTTCTGAACGACCCAACCTATAACCGTCGTCTTTACCAACTGTGTAAGCTTCAGTCCATAAATCAAACGTCTCGCCGTTATACTTTTCTATCCAGCCCCAAGAAAACCAAACTCCTAGTAAAAAACTGATTATTAATTTCATTTGTCTCCTTTTTTCAATCTGTCTCTAGCGAATAAAGATACGTCAATGTTATCAAGGTTTTTCCATCCTCCTAATGCAGGAGGAGTTTGCTCTTTTACAAAGTAAACATACTGCCTTTTTTTGTCGGGAATAGGTAGCCTGTACACTGATCTATCTCTTTCTAATCTAAGAAGTGACTCTCTAATCAAATTAGCAGAGGTGTCGAGTGCTTCAGCAAGTTCATTAGGAGAAAACCCATTATTATTCATTTCCTGTTTCATGTATTGATGTACTTTTATTTTCAGTTCTGATTTTCGTCCCCCTATGCCCATACATTTCTTCCTTTTTAACTTCGTTTTCCAAAAATTTAAGGTACCACATAGCTTTTCGTAAATCGTTTAACTTACTCGCATAAGCATTACCATCAACTACTTTTCTACCGTAACGCATTAAATACTTAAGAGCGTTTAAACGTAGGTGGCCTTGAAACTCCTCCCGGCTGGAGGCAGATTTTAATGCGTAAATAGTTTCAACGATTTCTGATTTATAATGTTTTGGGTTTACAGCATCGTCCTCAATCATTTACAAGTTTCCTTATATCTTGTTCAAATCCACTTTGCTTAGATTGCATCTCAATTATAAATTTATCAACTAGGGCCATACAGTCATCTATGCCTGCCTTGTACCCATTGAGATAAGGATTATCTCCTTTCATTATTGCCTTAAAGCCTAAACGCATAGCTTCCGATACAGATATATTGTTATGTGTAGCAAACCCTTTTACTTCATCAATCATTGTCTGTGGCATATAAATCATTAAAGGAACGTGCTTACCACTAGACTCCGAATTTTTCTCTTGACCAACCATTATATTCCTCCATCATATTGTCAAAAGCTTTCTTTGCTTTTGGGTTATTATTTAGTTCAACACGACTATTGATTGCACAAATTGAATACAAAACTTTTACAGCAGATGGCTCAGAAGAAACTTCTTCACCTATCTCACTAGATAAATATTCCCAGAACGATTTATTCTTACAAAGAATCCCTGCTTCCTTAGTTCTATTCCTATAGGAAACAGGGGTCTCATCATCGTTAATTCTAGCCATGGCAACCATGTATCGTGCTCCACAAAAATCTCTAAACAATTCTTCTGGCAACTCATCAGGGTGTACTCGCAAAGTTAAAACAAAGCCGGTAGCATCCTGTTTAAGAGCCATCTTTATTGATTCAAAATGTAAAGCATCTACCATAGTCTCTCCTAGAAGGGTATATCAGGGTCTATCTTCTCAGACTTGATTTCATTTGAAGATTGGTGACTGTTATTTAACTTAGCCTTCTCCTCTGCTCTAGCTTTTTCCTCTTCGGATTTATAAGTGTTTAAACTAAGAGAAAGATACTTATCTCCCTCCTTCGTTGTTTTTCTCCAAGCAGACAGCTTCATTATAGCGATTTCAATTCTATTGCCCCTTTCATCGTAATCAGTCTCAACATCTAAGTCAGACATAACTACTTTTAACTTGCCTGTGATGTCAGGGCTCTTAGCGCTCTTTTTAGACTTTGCAGTCCACAGTGAACCACTGTTTGGCTTTAGTT